TTCCTAGCTTTTAAAAGCTAGGAAGCAGGGCTCACCCGCTCGCTCGCGCGCCTCGCGCCCGCACTACCCGTGGTGGCACATACACTACCCGTTGTGGTGTCCACGTCTCGAGATACCACCCGTAGTACTTGACAACGACACGCGACTTACTGCGGGAAATCAGGCGAAATCCGTTGCCGCGATTTGCTCAACATCATGCGCGGCGACGAAGTCAAGTTTTCTTGCGCGTCGAGCCGCTTGCGATCGGGTTCGCGACGGGAGTACCGTGAGGCGCAGCCGGAACAAAAAGAAACGGACCGGCCGCGATCGAACGTCGCAAGCCGGTCCTGATCACCACCGTCCTCGATCGAGGAGGCCGCCGATGACTTCCCCGAGTGTAGCGCAGTCCTGCCCGTGCTGTAAGACCCGCGACCGGGAACCCTGGGACGATCTCTGCGCGGTCTGCCGCGCCGTCAATCCCCTCGATGCCCCGAACTCCCCCTACCAGTGCGCGTGCGGGCGCTGGCTCACCGCCGGCCGGTACGGCGAGTACCCGCGCCCGTGATCCCTGAGCCGTCGCTCAAGCGATACGGACTCGATTACTACCTCGTCTACCCCAACCAGCTGACCTTCATCCTCAAGAATGCCCGAGACAGCCGCGATGGCGGCGTCCATGGCGAGGTCGCCATCTTCAACGGGCAGCGCCTGACGCACTGCGAATGGAAGTTCTCCTCCGTCTCAGCCCGCACCGCGCTCGCCAAGGAACTGACCGCTGCCGCCCCCGAGTTCAACTGGCGGGAGATCCTCGAGGACGCCTCCTATCGGTTCATTGAGGCGCACCGGGCCGGCGAGCCCGGCTTCGATCTGGATGGCACCATCACCCCGCCGAGCGACGGCCTGCTCCCCGACTGGCTCTACGCGGCCGAGCCGACCCTCCTGGCGGCCGACGGGGACACCGGGAAGAGTTGGACGGCCCTGGCCCTCGCCGTGAGCGTCCAGACCGGCCAGTCCCTCATCCCGGGGCTCGCCCCCACGCGCGCCGGTCAGGTCGCGTGGCTCGACTGGGAGAATCCGGGGCCCACGACGAACACCCGACTGGGGCTCCTCTGCCGGGGCTTCGGGATCGCGGCGCCGCCGATCCGGTTCTACCAGATGCGCGGCCCCCTGGTGGGCGCCGTCCGCACCCTCGCGGCCGAGTGCGCGAAGAGGCACGTCGTGCTGGTCGTCCTCGACAGCCAGATCCGCGCGCTCCCGCCCAGCGACCACTGGCATGAGGCCCAGGCCGAGTTCTGGAACGCCCTGAAGCTCTTCGACCCCGCCGCGACCCTCACCATCACCCACACCACGAACGAGGACGCCCGGGAGCGCCGGCCCTCGCGCCCCTTCGGCGGCCAGTTCGCCTTCGCCGGGCCCCGGCTCATCTGGACCGCCCTCCGCGACGAGACGACCCCCGGCCTGATCAGCTTCGCCTGCGTGAAGGCGAACAACCTCCCCCGGAAACCCCTCCCGTTCGCGCTCCAGCTGACGGACGAGGGGGACCGGACCACGATCCTTCCCGCCCCCCTCCCCATCCCCGAGCCCCCACCGGATCGCCTTCGGGATCGGCTCCAGCGGGCCCTGAACCAGATCGGCCCCTCGACCATCGCCCAGCTGGCCGAGGAGGTCGGGGAGCCCGTCGAAACCGTGCGTCGGCACCTCAACCGGCACCGGCTACCCGATGGGCCATTCCGCCCAGGGGCTGTCCTACCCGGGGCGCCGCAAGTCTGGTCGGTGTGAGGGTGGGGGGGTGGGACAAGGGTGGGACAAGGGTGGGACAAGATTCGTAACTACGCAATGAATATGCAAACATTCGTGTCCCACCCCCTGGGACAAACCCGTTGACCTTGGCCCTATTCGGAATCCATTTCACGGATACGTGGAGGAAGGGGGGTGGGACGCATGATTCCTCCTATCCGTAGGATAGGGGTGTCCCACCCCGGTGTCACACCCCCCAAAAAGCCCCCAAAGTCGCCCTCTGAGCCAGAGTCGAGCTAGAATGCCGTCGGAATGCCGTCGGAACCGTGTCCATGTCGTCGGAACCGTCGCGGAATGCGCTCTGTGGGGCGCTGGGCCGGTCTCCAGCGCGTTTTCTGGCCTCCCCCGGCCTCCTACCCCTCCCCGGAGCCCCTGGAGGCTCCTAGGCCCTGAGAATCCCGTCGGACGGCTGGCTGACGCTCACCGAGGCCGCTCGGGAGGTGAAGATCGCGCGCGGGAGCCTCAAAGCCGCGATTTGGCGGGGCGATTTGCCTGGATACTGCGCCCGGTGCCACCGGAAGCTCGCCGAGTACGCGATTCAGCACGGGCACCTCTGCCCGGTCGCGGGCGGGGCCCAGCGGGTCGTCGTGCGCCGCCGGGAGGTCCAACGCTACTCGGCGAGCCCCACCCACCAAGCCGCCGGCCGCGCGAGCGCGCGAGCGCGGCGCCGGAGGGCCTGATGGAACTGAGCATCCCCGCTGCGGCGAAACGCTACCGCGTGAGCCAGCAAGGGCTCTTGGAAGCGATCCGGCGAGGGGTGCTGCCGGCCATCACCGTGCCCGTGCTCGAAATCCGAGTGAAAACGCGGGATTTGACCGCCTATGTGGCGACGATCCCTGAATGGCGCCAGCGGGCCGGCCGGGAGGGCGCGCGGAAGAAGTGGGAGAACTACCGGGCCCAGAAGGCTAGGGCCGCCCGTGCGCCCGCAGCGCCGTGAGATTCTCGACGGTGCGCCAGCGTTTCCCGCACGCGCGGCACGCGTAGCCTTCGGGATCCAGCTGCCAGACGCCCCCGCACCGAGGACAGCGCGGAGGCGCCTGACTCAGCGACAGGCTATCGGCGCCGGGAAAGATCGGGCGATCCAGGCGCTCGACCTGATCATCCGAAACCGAGGGTTCGCGCGCCACTCACCGAGTCTTCGGCGCGGGCTCCTCGGCGTGCGGCTTGTCGGGGTGCTCGGCCTTCCACTCGCGCGCCCGCTGCTCGGCGAGCGCGGCCTTCTGCTCGAGGATCTTCTTCTCGAACGCGGCCTTCTCCTTGTCCACGGCTTCGATCTGCGGGCCGAGCGCCTCGCGCTGGGCCTCGAGGTTCGCCTTCTTGGCGTCGAGATCCCCGATCACCTTGCCGTGATACGCCTCGATCTTCGCGAGTTCAGGATCGGGCTCCACGTCCTTGGTGGTCTGCTTCCCGTGCGCCTCCCGCGTGTGCGGATCGTGCGCGGCCTTGTCGTCCTTCTCGTCCTTCGCGATCACCATCGGAGCCCTCCTCTGGCGGGGTGGGGTTGCGTTTTTCGTCGGGCGGGAATATAGCACGGAGCGTGTCGTTGATCCGCTTGCCGTCCGACGCCGACGTGTGGAAATACGCCCTCCAAGTCCCCCTCGCGACGAAAGACTTCGGCATCAAGCCGATCACGCCGTGGGGGACGCAGCGCGCGGCCCTGCGGACGATCTTGGAAGGGAAGCGCGACGGCGTCAACCAGTTCCTAATCGTGAAGGCCCGGCAGGTTGGGCTCTCGACCTTCATGCTGATTCTGACCTTGCTCTGGATGCAGCGGTTCCCCGGCCTCCAGGGCGTCACGATCACCGATTCCCCGGAGAACAAGGAGTACTTCCGCGACCTCTTCCTCGGGATGATCGATGAACTCGCCCTGCGCCACGCGGCCGACGACGATCCCGATAAACCGGCGATCGAGGAGCGCCCGCTGGATCCGAACAAAACGCGAGCGCGCAACCAAGTCCAGATTACGTGGAACAACATGAGCCGCCTCCTGCTCCAGACGTGCGGGCGGCAGACATGGACCCGGCTCGGCGTCGGACGCGGGCTCTCGTTCACCCACGGGACCGAGGTGCCGCTCTGGCCGAACGGCGGGAAGGCCGTCACCTACTTGCGCGCGGCATGGTCGGAAGTGAATCCGGCCGCGCTCTACGTGCTCGAGGGGACCGCGCGCGGCAAGAACTGGTTCTACGATCTCTGGCTGTCCGCGCAAAAAGCGAAAACGATGCGCGCGGTGTTCATCAGCTGGTGGCTCCGCGAAGACAACCGGATCCTGCCGAAGCAGAAGAAGCTGTGGAGCGCCTACGGCTCCCCGAGCCTCACGCCGAAAGAGCGCGAGTGGGACACCCTCCTGCGGAAGCGCGACAAGGTCGTGCTCGACACGGAGCAATGGGCGTGGCGCCGCTGGTACGTCGCGGAGAAAGCGGCCAACTCCCACCGGCTCGCCGATCAGGAGATGCCGACGGTCTGGGAAGATGCGTTCTCCGCGAGCCAGGAGCGCCCGTTCCTCGATACCCTCACCCAGCAACGGATCGAGGCCGCGATCGCGAAGCCGGCCGCCGGCTATCGCTACGAGTGGGGCACGACGATGGAAACGACGCGCCCCGAGCCCGCCGGGCTGAACGAGCCGATGCTGCGGGTCTGGACGCCGCCCGACACGCGCCCGGTCGTCGTCGCGGCGGTGCCGGCGCATTCCGCGATGCCCGACGATCCCTCCTGGGTCGTGTCGGTCTGGGCTGCCGCGCTCGATGAGGACAAGCTCGAGCAAGTCGCCGAGTTTTCGACGGAAGCCAATATCGGGCTCCAGCCGTTCACGTGGGTGTGTCTGCATCTCGCGGGCGCCTACGGCGCGCAACATCGGACCTTCATCCTCGAGATCAGCGGCCTGGGCGCGGGCGTCCTCACGGAGGTGCAGCGGCTCGTCCGCTCCGGCTATGGGACGACGCGCACGCCGGGATTCTTGGACGTATTGGGGTCCGTCCGTCACTACATCTGGCGGCGCCCCGACTCCCTCACGATGCGCGGCGCCTACCAGTGGAAGTCGAACGCGGAGACCCAGGCGACGGTCCTCCAGCGGTTCCGCGACCAGATCCAGCGCGGGGCCGTCTCGGTGCGGTCCCAGTGGCTCGCGCACGAACTCTCGCGGCTCGAGGGACGCGGGGACGGCTACGATCCGACCGGCGAGACCCCGCGCGGCCATCGCGCGCAAGCGGGCGCGCTTGCGGTCGAGAGCTACATCTCGCAGCTGTACCCGGCCCTGAAACGCTACCGGACGCGGGGCGCGCCCGCGACGACCGTCCAGGGCCGAACGATCCAAGAGTTTTTCGGCACTTTGGGCCGACGGTGATAGACTCCCGGGCGATGATCACCGACGGGATGCTCCTGACGTGGTTCACGTACCATCCGCCGTCGCCCGACGACGCCGCGAAGTACTTGCTGATCCGCGATGCCGCGCTCGAGTTCGCGACCGTGATCCGCGACAACACGCCCGAGAGCCCCGACCAGACCGCCGCGCTCCGCAAGATCCGCGAGGCCGTGATGACCGCGAATGCGGCGATCGCGTGCGGCGGCGTCTGATGGGCCCCCGGGCCAACTTCGAGTGCGCCCACTGCACGGCAGTCGAGTTCGCACCCGAGGCGACCCAGATCGTCGTCTACGAGGATCTCCCGGTGAAGAGCACGCGGTGCCCCGTCTGTGGGTGGAAGAAGGGGTTCCGCCGACGGTTCGACGCCGTGAATGTCTCCACGACGGGCCACCGGGTCGCGCAAGTGCTCGACAAGATGATGGAGCCCCAGATCAACGGCCAGCACGCGGCCCAGGATCAGGCGCGGCAGAGCGCGCGGCAGCTGGCCGAGGACCATGAGCGGGCGATCGCGCTCGCGCCGGAGCCGGCCCGCCCCGCGATGCGCGAGGCCCTCCAGGGCGGCCCCGTCCGGTGGCTCCCCCAGTCCCAGGCGAACCTCGGGATGGTGAGCCCGATCGCCCGCGCCGACTCGCGCAATCACATCTTCCCGCACATCAAGCGTCGCGTGGTCCCGATTCCCACCTAGCCCCATGGCCTGGAAGGGGAGCGCCGAGTACGAGGCCCGCCGTCGGCGGGACGAAGCGCGGGAACTCCTGACGGTCTACATCACGCGCGCCGGGATCTCCCGGGACCAGCGGCGCGTCCAGGGCTCGAACCTCCGGCAGTGGTACGAGACCGGGACCGAGGACGGGTACGGGGCCCGGTACAACAAGCTGAAGGCCCACCTCGATCGGCTCTCGAGCTACATCTGGTCCCCCGACAGCGTCCGCTTCGGCGTGCATCTGCCGCCGGCCACGCGGAAAGAGTGGCTCGATTGCGCCCAGACGGCGCGCGACGAGTTCCGCATGGTCTGGTCGAACAGCGGCGCCGACCTCGCGATCTCGCTGGCGCTCGAATGGGCGCTCGTCTACGGCTCGAGCCCGCTCAAGATCCAGCAAGACCCCCAGAAGGGCTTTGTCATCACGGCGATCGACCCATGGGATTTCGGCGTCACCCGCGAGGATCAGCCGTCGCTCTCCGATCAGGATGTCTACTGCCACTGGTACTCGCTCTCGATGCCGCAGTTTGAACGCTGGGTCCAGGGCCACCCGCGCGCCGAGGAGATGATCACGCTCGCGTCCCGCCGCGCGTCCCCCCAGGCCGGCGGCTCCGGGTTCACGCGGCTCGTCATCTCGGGGCTCACGGGCACCTTCCCGAACTCGGTCGTGACCGGCGCGATGCCGGGCGACGCCCACGACGGGACATATCTGCTCGAGGCGAACGTGGTCGAGCCGGTCGTCGTCTTGGTCGATGTCTGGGAGCGGCACGCCTATGCGGACACGCTCGCGGGCCCGTTTGAGGACTGGCGCGTGACGACGTGCTTGGTGGACGGGTCGGAGCCCCTGGTGCGGCGCCGGAACCCGATCTTGCCCTGGATGAAGACGCCGACCGGCCAAATCTTCCCGGGGCAGGCGCCCTTCGGGATCCTCGCGCCCCGCCCGATGCCGAACTACCTCTGGGGGCGCTCCGAACTCGCCTCGCTCCTCGCGCTCCAGCAATGGCGGGAGCGGCACGTGCGCGCGATGGACGAGGTGATCCTCCGGCAGCTGGATCCCGCGAAGCTCTTCATCGGCCTCAGCGACTACGAGGAGGCCGGGCGCGCGATGTCTTCGATCGGCGGCTCCTACGGGACCGGCGATCCGAACGTCAAATTCGAGACCATCAAAGTCGAGGTGGGCCAGGAAGCGTTCGCGATGCTCGGCCAGATCGACCAGATGTTCGATGACCAGTCGGGCATTCCGCCGACGCTCCAGGGCCAGCAGATGCCCGGCGTCCGATCCAATGATCAACTCATCTCCCTTGCTGGGATCGGCGCCGGGCGCATCAGGCATATGGCGCTCCAGCTGGAGTCGGTGCTCTCGGCCATGGCGACGCTCGGGTTCCGCATCTTGCAGCACTCCGACGATCAGACCTACGAATCGACGCGCGGCGAGCGGTTCATCCTCGCGCAGCTGCCGGCGGGGCTGTCCCTCCAAGTGTCCGCGCACTCCGCGAGCCCGATCTTCTCGGAGCAGACGCAGATGAAGGCGCTCGAACTCTTCAAAGCGGGGGCGATCGACGGCGAGTGGCTCATCGAACTCATGGATCCGCCGCACCGCGAGGAAATGAAAGAAACCTCGCGGCGCCTCGCGGAGGGCCGCGCCGAGAACCAGAAGCAACTGATGATGCTGGCGGCGGCGCGGATCGAGCGGAAGGCCTCCCGGCTCGGGCCGGGCCGTCCGGTCGGCTCTTGAGACGCCGCCGCACCTACACGTCGAAGGATGTGCGCTCGATGGCGCCGAAGCGGAAGCCCCTCGAGCGCGCCGGCAAACAAGACCGTTTCGCGCGCCCGCCCCGGAGAACGCGCAAGACCTCCCGCTGATGGCCGGCGAGTGGTGGGATCTCGATCTCGGGGAGTACGGCGGCGGCGGCGACACGGGAGACACGGCGCCGGCCGGCGGGAACTGGTGGGACACCGGGCCGTTCAATCTCGGCGGGGAGCCCAGCTGGTGGAGCTTCGGCGCCCCGGCGGGCGGCGAATTGGAGATGACGATGACCGCCGGGCCCGAGATGACCCCGGGGCCCGCCCCCGAGGGCGAGGCGCCGCCGGCCCCGTCGCTGGCCGAAGCGCCCGCGCCGGAGATGGCCGCGCCCGAGATGACCCCGCCGACCGGCCCGGTCGAGCCCCCGGCCCCGGCCGCCGCGCCCGAGCTAGCCGCGCCGATCGCCCCGCCGCCGGAGGAGGAGGACGCCTTGAAGCGCGGGGCCGTCGCCGCGATGGGGGCGGGCCCCGAGATGTTCAACGATCCGATTTCGGGGTTTCCGATGGGGGCGCCGACCCCGACCGACAGCCAGCCGACGATCACCCCGGTGCAGCGGTTCGCGATGCAGTCCCAGGCCGAGCCGGGCCTCGCCGAGCCCGACATCGATCCCGTGGACATGGCCGTCGGCGCCCGGGGCTCGATCACCAACATCGTGAAGGCCGGCGCGCGGGCGGGGCTCCGGGGCGCGGCGCGGGCCGCCGGGCGGGAAGCGTGGGACTACTTCGGGGGCCAGACGCTTGAGAGCGGCGGGATCGCGGGCCCGAGCGCGAGCATCCTCACGCCCTACGGGACCACCCCCGAACAGTACCAACAGAGCCAGGAGATGCTCGACACGACGCGCCAACTCTACCCCGAGGTGACCCAGCCGCTCGATGAGATGAAGACCGTCATCGGGGTGGGACGCGGGGTGCCGATTAAGGGCGGGTATGCCGGGGAAACGATTCCGCCGTGGGACGTGTCCAAGCGCCTCGGCCTGACGGGCCAAGGGGGAAACCCCTATCCCAAAGGGTCCGTGCCCGAGGCCTACATCATGGTGGGGCAAGAGAACGCGAATCTGCGGTCGGAACTCGAGACGGTGCTCCATGAAGCCGAGCACACGACCAATGTCTTCCAGCACATGAGCCCCTACGGCGAGCGGATGACCCGGGAGCAACTCAACTGGCGCATCAACGACTTGGTGCAATCCGGCGACCTCTCGCCCGAGAAGCTCGTCCACTACAGCCAGGAACCCGACGGGTACTATCACGCGCTGATCGAGGGCGACGCCAATCGCATGGTGCGGGAGCGGTGGCCGGAAGGCCTCGCGCCCACCGCTGACCTCACACAGCTGCGCCAGTTCCTCACTCCCCGGGCCCTCACCCCGCCGGGCCCCCAGGGCGTGCCGGCGACCCGCTGATGGCCGCCACCGAGCCCGCGCGCGGGGCCCTCGCCGCGCTCGACATCGGCTTCCCCGATCCGCTCTCCGGCGGCCCGATGCCCGCGCCCCCGGAGCCCGAGCCCCAGCCGGCGCGCGGCAGCGGCGCGCTCCGCTTCCAGATGCAGACGCCCTACACGGGCGCCCCCGATCTCCCGCTCGAGCCGCCCGATGTCGGCAACCCCGCCGAGATGGTGGCGAACCCCGGCGCCGGCACCGCCTGGGGCGTGGCGAAGGGCGTCGGCACGCGCTCCATGCGCGACATCCTTCGGGCGCTGGTCAAGGGCGGCTACCTCGCGCCCACCGTCGGCACGGGCGGGCTCCCGGTCATCGGCGACTTCTTCAAGCATCGGGGCGCGTTCACGCCGGAGGAGCAGGCGACCGTCAAGGAAGCCCGGCGGCGCGAGAACGTGACCCTCCCCGACTTCTCGAAGAGCCGGCGGCTGTTCGAGGCGGGCGAAGAGGGGAAGGACTTCTACACGGGCGTGCCCCGCGTCCTCGGCCAGATGGTCGGCGACCCCGACTACCAGCTGGCCCTCGAGTTCCAGGCGGCGTCCGCGATTGGGACCGAGCCGAAGGCCCAGGCCGCGATCGGCTTCGAGGCCTACCGGCGCCACAAGCTCGGGATCCCGATCGATGACACGGTCTTCGAGGCCGCGCGCAATCCGGCCACGGGGAAGATGTGGGCCATCGCCCCCGAGAGCCGCCCGAACCTCCTCAACCAGTTGCGCCGGGTCGCGGCCGGCGGGGAGGCCGGCGGCCCGAAGATCAGCCCGTACAAGTTCGCGATGGGCGGGGATCCCGACGCCTACCCCGTCGATCGGTGGATGGGCCGGATCCACTGGCCGCCCGAAGGCCTCTTCACCGACACCGAGCGCGCGATTGCGACCCAGCGCGCCCGCGAGATCGCGCCGAAGATGCGGCTGAAGACGAACCAGTTTCAGGCGGGCCAGTGGGCGGGGATTCGCGGCCCCGGGCAGGACTCGCGCCTGACCGAGATCCTGAAGCAGGCGGGCCGGAATCGCGCGGATCAGCTGCGCGAGGTGAAGGGCTTTCAGGTGATCGAGTGAGAGGAGGGCCTCAATGCCACACCCCATGCTGTTCCAGGCCGCGACCCAGGCGCACGTCGGCATCCACTTGGTGCTCTTGATTCTCGCGTGCATCTTCTTCGCGTTCTCGGCGTTCGCGTCGTTCTGGCCGCTGTCGCCGGAGCCGACCCCGTTTAGCCGGATCAACGCGATCGGCCTGGGATTGTTCTTCTGGTCGTTGTCGTGGTTCTTCTAGGGAAACTTGACAGGATCGCGCAATCGCGTTATTCGCTGACCCAGTTATGCCTCCCCTGATGCCGCCGCCAGCGCCGGCCGGAGCGGGCCCGCTCACCCCGCCGCCGATGGCGACGCCCCCGATGCAAGAGATCGGGGCCGGCATGACCGCCCAGGTCCGCGTCGAACTCGCGAACATCACGAAGTCGCTGATCCGCGTCCTGGGGATGCTGAAGGAAGTACGCTCCGACGAAGCGCGGGCCGTCCTCGCGGCCCTCAAGCAACTCGAGAAGGTCACGCCCGACGTGGACGACGGCGTGAGTCAATCAGAGGTCCGCGCGCTCCTCGCGAGCGCGCAGACCGCCGCCCCCGGCCCCGGCGCGCGACCGGGCGCGAACACCGGGGCTCCCGGGGGCGGCATCGGTCCCCGCCCGCCGTCGCCCGCGAGCGCGACGGGCATCGGCATGGGCCCCGCGCCGATCCCCGGTCTGGATCAGGGTGCAGGAGGAATGTGATGGCCTCGAACGTCTCGATGAACAAGTTCGCGCCGCGCGCCAGCGGGATCCGCGATCCCCGGAACGACACCAGCAAGCGGAAGGGGATGTTCTGGAACCCGCCGAGATTCCTCTACCTGGGCGGCGAGCCCGGCCCCTACACCCAGGCCGGCACCCGGAAGCCCCGCCGGATCGGCGTCCAGGGCGACGGGCAGGACGCGGTCGGCCCGATCTCCGATCGCGGGCGCGGCCGGTAACCCATGGCGAACGCATCCGGCGTCGGGGCCCCGCCCGTCGATCCGAACGTCGTCCAGCTGGGCCAGCTGATGGCGGTGCTCGGGAAGGATCCGCAGTACCGCCACCAGATCCTCGGCCTGATCCGCGCAGCGGCGCCCGATGTCCCGATCCCCGAACTCGACGTGGCCCGCGCGACCGAGGCGAAGGTCGAGACCGAACTCAAGCCGCTCCGCGACGAGAACAAGACCCTGGTCGATCGGCTCGGGCGCCTCGAGCACTCGATCCAGCAACGCGGCTGGCAGGAGGCGAACGGCGTCGATGACGACGAACTCACCGCCGTGACCGCGTTCGCGAAGGAAAAGAAGATCGGCGACCCGAACACGGCGCTGGAGTACTACCGGCAAGCCGAACTCGGGCGCCCGCGCGGTACGCAGTCGTCGGCGCATCTCAGCGAGGACTCGCGCAAGGAACTCTACAAGAATCCGAAGGCGTGGTACGAGAAGGAAGCCAACAAGATCCTGTCCGAATCGCGCCGCCGCCGGTCGGTGGCCTAGGAGCGCACCATGGGAGATCGAGTCACCGTCGCGGGGGCGGCAGCGGGATCGGGCGGCGCGGCCTACCGGAAGATCCTGACCTATCTCGCGAAGGGCATCGGCAACTACAACCTGAACGAGACGAACTTCGCGGGGCTCGGCGCGTATCTGCCCTGCTTGGCCCTGATCCACAACAACACGGCAGCGGCCGGGACGCTCCTCCAGATTTCCGCTGACAACGGCAGCACGTGGTTGCCCGCCGTGCCCCTGGCATCGGCCGGCGTCGGCGTGATGGTCTATCTCGACACCGCGAACACCTTCCGGCTGGTGATCGCCGGGAACGCGGCCGACATCCGCATCTTCATCCAGTAACCCGACCGGGCAAGAGGAGCGCGTGAAGCCATGGCCTTGGTGAATTTTGGCATCATCCCCGGAGGGTCTGTTGGAACGGAGTTGCAAGCAGTCACGCGCCGCGCCGCGATGCCCGCCGTCGTCGTCCAGCTGGGCCGGGCGACGCCCACGCTCTCCGCGATGCTCTCGGCCGCCGAGCCCGTGAAGGGCGGCGTCTCGCCGGTCACCATTCCCGTGCAGGGCACGCGGATGGTCACCGGCCAGTTCGTGGACTATTCCGGCGCCGGCTCCGCGCCGACGGTGCAGCCCGGCCTGATGAACGCCGAATACAACTTGAAGGCGTTCACCACGTGGATCCCGTATTACCTTTTCGAGGGCCTCATCCAGCAAGACGCAGAATTAGTGCCGATCATCTGGGCGAGAATGAATGACGCCGGAAATGTCGCGAGCGATGTCCTCGCGACGAAGCTCATGGCGCCGGTCTCCGCGAACACGGGGCTCGAGCCGTTCTCCCTGGCCGATGTGTTCGCCGCGACCGATCCCGCGCAAGGGGCCCTCGGCAACATTCCCGTGAGCAATGCGTGGTGGAAGGGCAACAACGCGCCGATCTCCTCCCTCAACGTGGGCGGCAGCGCGCTCACGACGATCACGCGGGCGGGCGTGCTCGCCTCGCTCCACTGGGCCCAGAAGAACTCCGGCGGGGAGCCGCCCTCCTGCGGGCTCATGAGTCCTGGGGCGTTCATGGCGCTCGCGGCCGATGTGATCGGCGCCGAGCGGTACACCGTGACGCCCGAGGGGAGCTACGGCGAGGTCGGCGAGGGGCCCACGATCGCGTTCCCGGCGCTGCGGGTGGGCGGGTGCGCGATCTACTCCGACGTGTACTGGCCCGACAACACCACGATCGGGTGGCCGAACTACAACTACCTCCAGTACAAGATTCACCAAGACGCCGCGTTCACCGTGATCGGCCCCGAGTCGCTCCTGCCCCAGTACCAGCTGGGCTACGTGATGGTCATGTTGTCCTTGCTGGAAACCGTCTGCTCGAAGCGGAACGCGCAGTCCCTGATGACGGGCTGGACCGGGGCCCTCACGATCTAGCGCCCGATGGCCCCGCGTGACACTTCAGGACTACGTCACCAAAACGTATCGGCTCCTGCGCGATACGGGGACGCTCTATAACCAAGGCGACGTAATCGCGTGGGTGAACGAGGCGCGGCACCTCCGCGACTACGACACCCGCCTCGTCCGCAAGGTGGTGAGCTACACGCTCATCGCCAAGCAAAGCACCTACGACCTCGCCACGGTCTCGGCGGGGCCCATGGTGCGCGGCGACGCGAACTTCGCGAACGCCCGCGACATCGTCTCGATCTACGCGATCCCGACCGGGGGCAGTGCGGGCGGCATGGGCCTCCGCTATCCGCTCGGGCGCCAGCCCTACTCGAAAGTCGCCTATCTCACCTCCACGTCGTGGCCGTCCTATCCGACGGTCTACGGCGTCATCGGCTGGAGCACGATCGTGCTCGCGCCGCCGCCCGCCCAGGACTACGCGGCCGAGTGGGATCTGGTGGGGAACTACCCGGATCTGGTGCAGATGGCGGATCCCGAGCCGATGGTGGATCCGTACAACGACCCGGTCCCCTACTTGGCCGCCAGCATCGCCAAAGAGAATATGCAGCGGTTCGATGAAGCCCAGCAATTCGAGGGCACCTACGTGAAGCGCCTGATGCAGCTGGGCTTCGGCATCCGCAAGTTCGCCGTCGCGAATCCCGGCGGCGATCTCCCGCGAGGGGTCCGCTGATGCCGATGGTGAAGGGGAAGGAGGGGCCCCTCCCCAGCAAGACGCTCCAGTTTGGCGACTTCAAAAAGGGGTTGATGCGGACGGGCGCCCGCGACGGGATCCCGCCCGACGGGCTCTGGCAGTCGCTGAACGCGCAAGTCATCGGCCCCGGCCACATCATCACGCTGACCGATCCGGCCCCGTCGATCGCCACGATCACGCCCGGGGTCGTCTCGCTCTGGGGCGTGATCATCCAGATCGACCGGGTGGCCCGGCTCGAGGTCGAGCGGCTCATCGCGATCTTGACCGACGGGTCCGCGCTGGCGATCGATCCCGAGACCGGTGAGAGCGACACGATCACGCCGGCCGGCGGCGTCGATCCGGCCGCGCGCGTCACGATGTGGCAGGACAGCCACGTGCTCTTCGCCGGGAAGACGACCGGCCTCTCGTCGTGGGACGGCGCCACCTTCATCACGTACCCGTCCACATTCGAGGCGTCCACCACCACCGACAGCCCCGCCCTCGTCTGGGTGGACGGGCCGATCCCGGCCCAGGGCATCCACGCGGGCATGGCGGTGTCGGGCGTCGGGATCCCGGCGGGCAACGTGATCGACGGGGTCGGCGGCGAGGACTTGGTGCCCCCCGCCACCTTCGCGGCCGACACCGTCAACCTGTGGCCGACGCTCCTCTGGGCGGCCGGGCCGACCGGCCCGGCCGACATCGATGTCGGGTCCGTGGTCACGGGCGCCGGGATCCCGCCCAACGTGACGGTCCTGTCGGTCGTCGGGCGCGACCTCGGCGCGGCGGCGCCGTTCACCGCGAACACCTTCAGCGCCTCGAGCCGGCTCCTCTACACGGGCGGCCTCACCCCGGCGACGGATCTCGAGACGGGGCTCCGCGTGGTGGGCCCCGGGATCCCGGCCGGGACGACCATCGTGGGCGTCACCGGCCACCACTTGGACGCGGGGGCGACCTTCACCGCGAAGACGACCAGCGCGAAGGCCACCCTCACCTACCTGGGCGGCGCGACCCCGATCACGCAGATCGTCGCGGGGCTCCTCGTCATCGGCCCCGGCATCCCGGCCAACACGATGGTCAGCAAGGTGGTCGGGACCGAGATCACCCTCAGCAAGGCCGCGACCGCGACGGCGGCGAGCGTGACCCTGACGACCGGGCCGACCCTGACCCTGTCGAAGAACGCGACGGCGACGGCAGTGGGCGTGGCGCTGACGACGGGCCCGACGATCGAACTCTCCGCGAAGGCGACCGCGACCGGCACCGCCGTCGTCCTGACCATGCAGCCGACCTTCATCATGCGGTTCAACGCGACCGCGACCGGCACCATCACGGTCACGGTCGGCGCGGGGGTGCCCGAAGGCACGCTCGCGGATTCCGAGTCGGCCGGGCCGCGCGATGTGGCGGTCTTCGAGGGGCGGGTCTGGCTGGTCCTCGGGCCGCGCGGGCTCGTCTTCTCGGGGCCCGGCTCCTTCACCGCCTTCGGGCCGGTCTACGCGGGGCAAGCGACCACGATGCCCGACTCGGTCTTCCCGGGCCCGATCACGACGATCCGCGCCGCGATCCAACTCCTCTGGATCTTCGGGCCCGGCGGGATCAACACGATCTCGAACGTGCAGATCGTGGCGGGGATCACGACCTTCCAGAACGAGAACCTCGTCGCCGGGGCCGGGACGCCGAGCGCCGATTCGGTCGCGGCGCTCTTCCGCACGATGGTGTTCCTGTCCCCGCCCGGCGTCTACGCGATCCTGGGGGCGACGCCCCAGAAGCTGTCGGACCAGCTGGACGGGCTGATGCCCGACGTGCTCCCCGTCGGCACCGGGCCCGCCGCCGTCTTCAACCTGAACTCGCTCCTCGTCTATGCGGTGCTGGTGGATCTCGCCGGCCAGCGGCGGCTCCTGATCTACTCGCGCCCGACGTGGCTCATCGGCGAGCAGGGCACCGATCTCCAGTGGATCACGACGATGGTCCGCATCGATGGCCGGATCCAGTGCTGGGGAACGAACGGCACCACGATCCGGCAACTCTTCGCGGGGGCCGAGGGCGACTACGACATCCGCCTGAAGCACTTCGACTTCGAGATGTTCACGCGCCGGGACACGCTGCGGCGGATCGCCGTCCAGGCCGAGATCATCCCGCCGACGCCGGAGTTCCGGCCCGATCTCCAAGTCGAGGTCGAGAACGAGAGCGCGTCGGCCGCCGTGGTCGGCGGGATCCTCACGGGCAAGCTGACGTGGCTGAACGATGCGGGGCAGGAGACCCCCTGGATCAATACCCACGGCGCCCCGGTGACGTGGATCGCCATCGGCACTCTCGTCTTCCTCGCGGAAACGAAATTCAGCGGGAATCTCCTGTCGGCCCACATCTTCGGCCGCCGCTCGGTGCCGCTCATCATCGGCAGCGTGGCGATGGAAGTCGGGCTCGGCGGCGAGTGGACGTTCGCGCCCTGATGGCCGCGCAGGATCCGTTCATGCAGGAAGATCCCGAGCGCCGCCGGAAGGCGCAGGCCCAGAAGCCGGGCGTCCAAGACCCGAGCTTCTACGAGGGCAAGACCCCGGTCCTGGGCGCGGACGTGTCGGTCCAGCAGCCGGCCGGCGAGGTCGCCTTCCCCGAAGCCGCGAGCCCGGCGGCCCCCGAGGCCGGGACGGGCGGCGAGCAGCCGACGGGCCCGCCGTCGTGGCCGCAGTTCCCGCGCTTCGATCTCCGGCCCCCGGAGTGGTCCTGGGAGCCGCCCGAGCGGCCCGACCGGGGCGCCCCGCCCGAGATCCCCCAGCAACCCCAGCCGGGGACGGACTGGTGGTCCACCGGCCTCGGGGCCGTCGCGACCGGCGCGAGCACCTACAACAAGCTCCGCGCGCTCGGCACCCAGCCGGCGGGCGCGTGGCCGACGTGGGCCCCGCAAGACCTGAGCCTCTACGGGGGCGGCCAGGACGTGCCCTGGTATCAAGATCAGGAGTTCTCGGTGGTCGGCCCCGAGACCACGACCGCCGAGAACCTCGGCGCCGAGGGCTTCAATCTCGGGATGGACACCAAGCTGGACGCCACGACCGCGCCGGGCGGGGGCGGCGGGATCAATGCGGCCGGCGTCGCCTCGGGAGCGGCGGGCATGGGGCTCGGGGCCTACAACCTCGCGACCGCGAACACCCCCGAGGAGCGGGTGCGCGGCGGCATCACGACGGCGACGGGGGCGGCCGGGGTGGCGCAGGGGCTGGGGGCGTCGCTCGGGGCCGTCGGCCAGTACGGGATCCCCGGCATCCAGACGGCCCTCGGGGCCTACGACATCGCGACCGCCCCCAACGAAAAGGCTCGCCACCTCGCGGCGATGCAAACGGCGATCGGGCTGGGGTCGCTGATCAACCCGGCCATCGGCCTCGTCGGGCTCCCGCTGGCGCTCGGGCCGCAAATCGCGAGGCTGACCCAGAAGGACACGTTCCGCACGCCGCCGGGCTTCCAGCTGGTGCCCGGCACCGGCAACAGTCGCGGCGTCGGCGGCACCGCGATCGATCCGGCGACGGGCCGGATGATCCAGTACCTCGGCCACGGCAAGTACGTGTGGCATGAGATGACCAAGGCCGGGCAGCTGCCGCCGCCCGACCAGTTGCGGCGGCTCGGGATCGAGCCGACCGGCGAGTTGGCGAAGATGCCGGGCTATGGGGGGATCGCGCGCGAGATCATGCTGGCCGACATCGCCGGGCAGGAGGCGACGCCCGGCGTGATCCCCGGCCATCCGACCATGGCGCACCAGCGGAGCTATCTCGAGGGGTGGCGCCAGCCCTACATCGACCAGATCAAGGCCCAGCACCCGACCGCGAGCGAGGGCGAACTCTGGCGGCTCTACACGCTGACGCCGCAGTATCAGCAAGAGTTGGGGATGTCGGCGGGCTGGACCCCGGAGCGGGGCGGGGGGGACCGCTGATGCCGCTCATCTCGCCGCTCCTCTGGGAAGGGCTCCCGTTCCAGCACAAGGACGGGGAGATGGACTTTCTGGGGATGCACGATCACTGGCATCGGATCCTCGGGAAGACGCTGGGCGAGATCGCGCACTACCCGCTCGACAACCTGAAGGACATGGGCGACATCCACCAGCGGATGCATGACCAGCTGGCGATCAAGCTCAGTCTGGAGAAGCCGGCCGACTTTTCGCTCTACGATCTCACCCAGCGCCAAGGGTGGGTGCTCTTCATGCAAGCCCACAGCATCGAACATGAGCGCCTACGCGGCGCGACGGGGCTCTGAGCCATGGCATGGTACGACCTCGATCTGGGTGACCTCGAAGGCCCCTCCACCGGCACCGCCGACCTCCCGATCGGCGACAGCGGCGGGGGCGGGGGCGGCGGCAACTGGATTCCCTCGCTCAGTGGGGACTGGTGGAACCAGATCGAGTTCGACCAGCCGTCGGCGCCGTCGATCCAGTGGGACGCGCCGACCGGGTGGTCCGAGGGGGGCTTCCAGTGGGAGCCGCCCACGGGCTTGTCCCTGATGGGGGGAGAGCCGACCACGTTCCAGGCGCCCGATGTCGGGACCGGCGGCGTCGCCGCCGAGGAGTTGAGCGCGCCCGAGATCGACCAAGCGCCCAATGTCGGGACCGGCGGGCTCGATGAGGACGAGTTGCAGAAGGCGCGGCGGGGCGGCGTGTCCAAGGCCATGCCCGGCGCCCCCGGCGCCCCCGAGAAGCCCGCCCCGAGCACGCTCGACAAGATCATGGGCGTCGTCGGCCCCGTCACGCAGGCCGGCAGCAAGGCCTTCGACGCCTGGAACGCGGTCCAGCACGCGAAGGATATGCGGGACTACAACGACAAGGTCGGGAAGTGGGTGGACGCGCAGACCGACTACATCAACGCGCGCCGCAAGGACGAGCAGGATATGCTCGCGAGCTTCAAGGAGGCGCAAGGGGGCTTCGAGGAGGCGAACACGGAGTTCCAGGGGCAACTCGCGGCGGCGCGCGAGGAGGCCCAGGGCGTCGCCGATGAGTTTCTCGCGGCGGCCCAGGGCTATCTCGCCCAGAGCCAGGGGCTCCTGGGCCCGGCGATCGCGGCGCTCAAGGAGGGCAAGGTGCCGGCGGTCCTCGCGCCGGTCCTGAACGCGCTGAAGCAGCGGATGATGGCCTCCTCGGTCCAGTCGATGGTCTCGGCGGGGATGTCGGCCCAGACCGCCGTGGCCTCGGCCAAGCCGATGGTCGAGCAGGAGGCCGTGACCGCGCTCATCAAGCACGCGACCGCGATGGTCGCGGGCGGCACCCAGCTGGGCGAGTTGGGGATGAAGGGGCTCCAGGGCGCCGGCTCGATGACGGAGATCCTCGGGAAGCTCGCGGCGATGGGCATGAACCCGTACACGCAAGAGTTCCAGGCGGTCGCGAACGTGCTGTCGAACATCTACGGGCGCACGCCGATGGCGCCGCCGCCCCAGCCGCCGACGGCCTGAGCCCATGGCTGACCGCCCCGCGACGATCGAGGATTGGTGGGACGCCCGGCAACGGAACGACGCCGCCGGCATGGCGCGCGACACGATCACCGAGCCCGAGCGGCCCCCGCCCCAGGATCCGCCGACGAAGGCGCCGCCCCAGTTCTGGGGGACGGGGCGGATCGGCAATCCGCCGCCCTCGGCGCCCGACGACCCGCGCTGGCTGAACGACTTCCGCGCGCCCAGCGTGGCGGGGGGCGCCGAGCCCGGCGAGGCGGGGGGCCCGGCCCTGACGGCGGCCCCGCCTGGGGAGGCGATTGGAACCCTCTCGCCGCCCCCCGGTTCCCAATCCGCCCCGGAGGCCGCCCCGGTGGCGCCGGCCCTCCCCGAGCCGAAGGCCTTTCCGACCGGCGCCGAGATCGCCCACCTCGCCCCGCCCCCGCTCCGCGATGCGTGGGCGCGGGATCCCCAGTTCGCGACGACCTTGCCGACGACGTTCGGCCCCGAGCCCCCGCCGGAACTGGCGCGGCTCGGGCCGGCGGCGCTCACGGCGACCTACGGCAAGGAACTCGCGGAGTTGCAGCGGGATCGCGAGACCCAGACCAAGGCCTATGCCGACGTACAGGAGCGCCTCCACAAGAGCCTCCCCGAGCGGGAGCGGGCCCGCCAGCTGGTGGAACAGGCCCAGCGGGAGTATCGGGCGGGCCTGGAGGCGGCGCGGGGGCCCCTCCCTGAACTCCAGCGGGTGCCGAAGGCGCCCGACATGACGATCCGGCCCTGGCTCGACCCGGAAGGCAAGAACGCGATCGTCTACATCGCCGAGGCGCTCGGGATGCTGGCGGTCGGGGTCGCGGGCGTCGTCTACAGGGCCCCGCTGACCGCGACGAAGTACTTTCGGGAGACCGCCGAGGCGTGGCGGCGCGATCAGGTGGACGCGGCGAGCAGCAAGCTGAAGCAGTTCGAGACCGAGGTCATACGGATCAAGAGCGACAACGACGTGGCGCTGAAGCAGTACGAGATCGCCGACAAGGAGTACGCGCACAACGTCGAGGCGAAGCACGCGATGGTCCTGTCGAAGCTCAACGATCTGAAGCTCCACGACGAGGCGCTCCAGGCGGCGATCTCGCCCTACGAGGAGGGGCTGAAGGCGACGAAGGACCGGATCACCACGACCTCGAGCATCCTGACCCACCTCGAGAAGCTCGCCGGCATCCAGGCCAAGCTCGGGAAGGCCGGGAGTGACATCCCGACCAGCCTGTTCAAGCTCTCCGGCGAGTTGGTGGGCCAGCAACAGAAGCTCGCCCAGACGACCGACCCGGCCGAGCGCGCCGACATCCAGCGCCGGATCGACGCGCTGACCGCGCATGAGCAGCACTTCCTCAAGGTGCAGAACCAGATGGTCAGCGACCGCCAGCTGGCGACCCAGGAGGCGAAGGAGTACGGCCAGTGGAATCTCCGCTTGGGGCAGGTGCCCTTCTACATGGCCGGCCTCGCCCAACTCAAACGGGACTACATGACGCTCCAGAGCAAGGGGCTCCTGAACGAGGGACGGACCTGGGTCGAGGAGACGCTCGGCGGCTTGAAGCGCGCCCTCCCGGCGAACTGGGACTGGGAAGCGAAGGCCGCCGCGCAGGGCATCGCGCAGTTCTGGCCCGACATCGTCATCGGCACGGCGCGCACGTTCTGGAACGACATCGGCGTGCGGACCAAGGATGCCTTCGGGCCGCTGCACGGCAACAACCTCGACTTCAATTCCGCGATGGGCTACATCAACCGGGCCGCCGACCGGCTCAAGGACTTCCATGGCACCGCGCAACGGAACGTCCAGCGGCTCGGGACGCGCCTGCGGGGCGCGGAGGCGGGCGGGGCGCCGGGGGCGTTGCCCGGCGCCGTCACCGAAGGGGCCGAGGGGGTGGAGTATCGGTTGCCCGGCGCGGTGACGGAGGAGGAGGACTAGATGGCCCCGCCGCCGAAGCCGCCGAGGAAGGCCCACGACCCCTTCGCGGAGTTCGACGCGCTCGCCCCCCAGGAGCAGGCGCTGCGGGAGGGGCGCGCCACGCCGGGCGGGCCGGCGGCGGCCGAGACCGGCGGCTGGTTCGGCGCGGGCGATCCCTACGAGCGGATGGTGAACAAGGCCGCCGCCGCGCTCGGGACCGAGTCCTTCCACCCATGGCTCCGCACGGCGGGCCGCGTCCTCATCCCGCAGAACAGCGTCGAGGCGGCGCTGATGGCGGTGACGCTCCCGCTCGGCGGGCTCGGCGGGGTGGCCGGCAAGGCCGCCGGGCGGGTCGCCCCGTGGGCCGGCAAGGCGCTGGGCAAGGTGGTCGGCCAGGGGGTCGCGGCCGGCGAGCCGGGGTTCCTGCCGCTGGTCGGGCGGGCCGCCGGGGCGACCGCGAAGGGCGCGGCGGCCGGCGGGCTCGCGGCGGGCGCGACCGGCCACGACATCGGCACCTCCACCGCGCTCGGCGGGATCGGCGGCGGCGTCGGCCAGCTGGGCGGCGAGGCCGCCTCGGCCGCGCTCCAGATCCCGACCGTGAAGGGGATGGCGAGCAAGGCCGGCGAGACCTTGCAGACCATCTTCGGCAAGCTCACCTCGAAGATCCCGGGGGCGGCGTCGGCCGGCGACGCGCTCCGGCGCGTGATCAACGGCGAGGACGTGGACGGGCTCACGCAGGAAATCTGGAAGCTCGGCCAGAAGTACCAGACGAACCCGAAAATCTGGGATCCGCGCAAGGATCTCGACATCTACAAGCACGCGAACATCGCGGCCGGGGCCCACCCGAAGGACGCGGACAAGATTCTGGATCCCATGGGCGTCCCCTCCATGCAGGGGATCTGGAAGTACGGCACGCCCGAGGCGCGCAAGTGGCTGATCGATTCGGGCTATATGCTGACCGGCGCGGGCGAGGCCAAGGCCTACCGGGCGCTCGCGAAGGAACTCGACCACGCGGACCTGATGCGACGCTGGGTGACCGGCGTGGAGCACCCGGCGGCGCTCACCGATGAGCAGATGGAACTGATTGAGAAACGGCTCCTCGGGTCGGGCGGCACCCTCACGCCGGAGGGCGTGAACGTGCTCGCGCGCCGCGCGGCGCGGATGCAGCCGGAACTCCGCGCGCGGCTCGGGACCGCCCAGGCCGACGAGTTGGCCGGGGCCGTCTTCCATGAGGTGGGCCAGGGCCTCAAGAGCGGGACGCCCGGCGCGGCCCCGTCGGCGCGCGTGTCGGTCGGCAAGACCGGCGTCCATCCGGGGGCGGATCTCACGGGCGCGCGGATCCCGTCCTTGCCGGGCTGGGAGCAAGAGGCGAGCAAGCTCGGCAAGGCCGCCGTGCTCGCGGTGAAGCCGGAGTTGACCCAGGGGCCCGCCCACCTCATGGATCGGCCGGCGCCCCCGCCGGCCCCGCCGGCCCCGCCGCCGCCCATCCTCGGGACGCCGCCCCCGGCCGATCGCCCGGCCGACCGGGGGCTGCCGGTGGTCGAGCCGCCCCCGATGCGGCCGGAGCCGCCCTCATGGTTCAAGCCTGACACCGCGACGGCCGCAGGCGTGCAAGCCCCGGCCGGGCCCGCGACCCCGGAGGAACTGGAAGTGAACCTCGACATCAACAAGGCCCCCTGACATGGCACTCGGCCAGCCGACGCCGCTCCGCAACGAACGCACCGAGGAGGAGGACGCGCGCAGCTGGGGCGCGATGACGACGCCGGTCCTGACGCTCGCGCTTCAGGTGCTCGAGGACCGCGTGCTCCTCTGGGTCGTCACGCTCGGCGCGGGCGCGATCTGGTTCTACACCGTGTTCCACCCGGATGTGCTCCGCATCGGCGCGGCGTCGCTCTACAGCCTGACGGTGTTCCTGCCGATGTTGTGGCGGCGACGCGGATAATAGGAGACTCCTATGAAGCCCCCCGAGATCCCCGACCTGAACCGGAAGCCCTTGCTGCGCCCGTCGGGGCAGGCCATGGGCCACGGCATGACCCCGACCCGCTTCGTGCTGCCGCTGCCGCCGGGCTCCCCGACGCCCCCGGTGCGCGCGAAGGCCTATCGCGCGACCAAGGACCGCAACGCGCCCGTGCCGGATCCGATCGGCACCGCGCAGCTGGCGGGCGACGCGCGCGACGAGCGGATGCGTCGCGACTAAGATGGCCTGGGATCCGAGCCAGCCCCCGACCAACGCCGCGCTCCTGTCCGCGCCCGTGCGCGGGAATTTCCAGGCGCTGGACGACGCCGTCATGGCGGCGCTCAGTGCCATGTTCACGGGACAAGTCCTCTACAAGGGCGCGGGCCCGGTGCTCGCGGGCGTGGCCCCGGGCGCGTCGGGGGCGGTGCTCACCCTCTCGGGGGCGATGCCCGCGTGGGCGCCCGCGCCGGGCTTTCCGAATCCGCTGACGACGCTCGGGGACTTGCTCGCGGGCGGCGCGAGCGGCGCGCCGACCCGGCTCCCCGTCGGGGCCGAGGCCCAGGTGCTCACGGTCTCCGGGGGCGTGCCGTCCTGGCAACCCCGCGTCGGCTTTGCCAATCCCATGACCACGGTCGGGGATCTCATTCGCGGGAGCGCGGCCGGCGATCCGGTGCGGCTCCCGGTCGGCACCAACGGCCACGTCCTGACCGTGAGCGGCGGCGTGCCGACGTGGGCGGCGTTGCCCGTCACGCCGGGCTTCGCGAACCCGATGACCGCCGTGGGCGACGTGATCGTGGGCGGGACGGGCGGCCTCGCGCAGCGGCTCGCGCAAGGGACGGCGGGCCAAGTCCTGATGGCCGGGACCACGCCGACGTGGACCACCCCGCTCTGGCTCACCAACCCGATGACGACCGCCGGGGATCTGATTCAAGCCGGCGCGAGCGGCGTGGCGCAACGGCTCCCCATTGGCAGCAACACGCAAGTCCTCACCGTCGTCGGCGGGGTTCCGGCGTGGCAAACCCCCGTGTCGGGCGGCATGACCAACCCGATGACGACGCTCGGGGATCTGATCACGGGCGGCGCGGCGGGGGCGGCGCAGCGGCTCGGCGTGGGGGCCAACACGCAAGTCCTCACGGTGGTCGGCGGCGTGCCGGTCTGGCAAGCGCCGGTCTCGGGCGGCATGACCAACCCGATGACGGCGGCGGGCGACCTGATCATCGGCGGCGTGGCGGGCGCGGCGAATCGGCTCGCGAAGGGCACCGACACCCAGGTGCTGACGCTCGTCGCCGGCCTGCCCGCGTGGGCCGCGCCGACCGGCGGCGGGGGCGGCGTGACGTGGCCGCTCCTCGCGCCGGATGGGACGGCGGCGGCGCCAAGCTACAGCTTCGCGGCCAGTCCGACGACGGGGCTCTATCACGCGGCGAACCAGATTCTGTTCGCGGCGAGTGGCCTGCTGATGCTGACGATCGGCACGGGGGGGCTGTACCCCGGCGCGGATAACGTCTACGACATCGGGAGCCCGACGCTCCAAGTCCGCAACCTCTACCTCGGCGGCCAGCTGTTGGTGGGTGGGGCGCCCCTGAATCCGATGACGACGGTGGGCGATCTCATCCGGGGCGCCGCCGGGGGCGTGCCCGAGCGCCTCCCGGTCGGCACCACGGGCCAAATCCTGACCGTCGTCGGCGGCGTGCCGGCGTGGGCGACGAGTACCGCGCTCGCGAATCCCATGCTCGCCGTGGGCGACCTCATCCGAGGCGGCGCCAGCGGGGCCGCGACCCGGCTCGCCATCGGCGCGGAGGGCCATGTCCTCACGGTCTCGAGCGGCGTCCCCGCGTGGACCCCCGCCGGGTTCGCGAACCCGATGACCGCCCCCGAGGATCTGATCAAGGGCGGGGTCGCGGGCGCGGCGGTGCGCCTGCCGATCGGCACGAACGGGCAAGTCCTCACGGTGGTGGGCGGGGCGCTGGCGTGGGCCTCCGGGGGCGTGAGCTTCCCGATCCTCGCGCCCGACGGGAGCGGATCCGCCCCGAGCTACAGCTTCAGTGCCCGACCCGGCGCGGGGCTGTACCGCGACGGCGCGGGGCACCTCACGCTCGCGGCAGCCGGCACGGATCTCCTCGTCCTCGTCCGCAACAACATCACGGCGTGGTGGATCGACGGCAATTTGGGCTGGCAGCCGGGGGCGAATGGCACCCAGGATCTGGGCGGGGCCACGTCCACGCTGCGGAATCTGTTTACGCTCGCCTCGACATACAAGACGGGGGCGGCTCCCGCGACGCCCGCCGCTGGCACCGTCACCACCTACGCGAAGACCGACAAGAAGATGTACTCCAAGGACGACGCGGGCGTGGAGACCCCGCTGGGTGGGGGCGGGGGCATCACGATGGTGCCCCTGCCCGTGGACGCCGCCCGGTTCGCCGATGGAACGGCGAACAATCTGTTCCCGCGCCCGATGGAGCGCGTGTCCCAGAACGCGCCCACACAGACGTATATCCCGAAGCCTGTGGCCCTGGTGTACAGCTTCTCAATGACTACGCTTCAGCATTTGATCTGGCGGTTCGTGGTCCCGCCGGACTATGCGGGCGGCGCGGTGACGTTGGTGACCAAATGGTCCACCTCCGTGAACGCGGGCTACTTCCGAGTCCTTGGGCACTGGTACATCCACCTCGACATGAGTGCCGGCGCGGGCTGGGAACAACTCGTCGTGGGGAACCACTCTACCGATCTCCTGGTGCCGCCCACTGCGACGATGACGATGGAGGTGCGCCAGCCGCTCGCCGGGCAAACTGCCGTGGCGGGGCGGATGGGGTTCGTCAGTGTCGCGACGGCAGCCCCCCTGGCGCAGACTCCGGCGCTCACGGCGGACGTTCTACTGGAGATGGCGTGGCTGGAGTTCGCCCGGTGAGCTTTTCGTTCGACGGCGTGGATGACGTGCTTGACTCGGGGGCCGTCACGTCCTTGGGCCTGATCGTGACGTTCTTCGCGCGGATCAAGCCCACTGGCTGGGGGGAAAACAATCGGGGGGTCGTGATCGGCTGGGGCGCGAGTGCCGATGGCTCCCGGTATCACCTCGCCCTGAGTCTGTCGTCCTTCGGCACCAACACCGCGACCTTCGGCGTGTCGCGCGTGGGGCAAGCGCGATGGAATTTCCCCAATAACACCATTCAGTTGAATCAGTGGCAGTCCATCGCCGCGACCTTCGACGGCACCGTGGTCGCGAACGATCCCCGGTTGTACCACAGGGGGCTCGAGGTGGCGCGCGTCGAGGTGGCCCAGGGCTCCGGGGCGCTCACCCAGACGCCCACGACCACCTATGTAGGCAACGCGGACGTGCTCTCGCGCACCTTCGAGGGGCTCATCAGCGAAGCGGTGATCTGGCTGCGCGTGCTCGCCCCGGAGGAAATCGCCCTGGTGCATCTCCGGGGTCCGCTGGCGGTCCTCCGGGGCTTGTATCTCTGGTGGCGGGGGTCGCCGACGGCGACCGGGCGCGATTTATCGGGCAACGGTCGGCCCGCCACCGTGACGGGGGCCGTGTTCAACGGCGATCACCCGCGTGTGGCGATGGTGCCGTGATGGCCGAGGTCACGCCGCTGCCGGGGCCCGGGGGGCAGGCGCCCTTCATGTATCGGGTGAAGGGGCCGGCGGGATTGGTGGACGATTATCCGACTCCCGCCGAGGCGCGGCAGTCGTATGAAGCGGTGAAGCTGACGTTGCTGCCCGGGGAGACGGCGTCCTCTCACCGCTGCGCCCACTCCTCCAAGCCGCATCCCGGCGGCGGGCCCCCGGGCTCGACGCAACCCGACCTCTGGTTTAACTGTCGCGAGGATCCGCAAGGGATGTACGAGGAGTACACCGCCCCAGAGGCCACCCCAGAAGGAGCGCCCTGAATGGCCGACCAGCCGAAGCCGCCGACGATGGAGCCGCCGAAGTCGATGGTGCCGGATCCGTTCACCCCCAAGCCCTTGGACATGGACGATGTGCAGCGGCTCGTCGGGGCGCTCTATCTCGAGATCGATCTGTGGCGCCGCTATGCCCAGACCCTGCGGGCGCACATCGAGGCCAACGGCGTCGGCGCGCCCCGCCCGAAGTAGTAGCGCATGGCCGAAGCGTGGGATCTGCCGGGGCTCACGTGGGATCGGTCGGATCTCGCGTGGGACCGCGACCCCGACTGGCTGATCATCCCGTATCGGTACGGGCTCGCGGAGCCCGTGGCCCAGACGCCCTGGCTCGACGTGGACTTCGGCACGGTGCTCGCCCACTTCAATGCCCGCAAGCCGGTCGGCCTCGCCGATCTCGCGGTGCCCTATCAGTTCGCCGAGGTGGGCCTCCAGACGCCGACGCTCAAGCTCGACGCGAACTTCCAGGCCGTCGCCGACTGGCTGACGACGTGGCAGGATCCCGCACGCGGGCGCGCGGCGGTCCCCTACCTCTTTCGGAGTAGCGCCCAGAACACCCTGCTCAATCATCTCGACGCCAACTTCGCGGCCCTCGCGGACTGGTGGAATCCCCCGTAGAGGGGACAAGGAGGGTCTATGCGGCGATGTCTCCTCGCGGTCGCGTTCCTCGGGGTGAGCTTCTCGGGCTGCTCGGACGACCGGCCGACCACCGGGCCCAGTGTGCATTGCTTCAACGAACAGACGGGGACGTTTCAGGAAGCGTCCGTGTCCAAGGTGACCTACAAGCAGAGCGTCAGTACCGGCAAGGTGACCGTGACCTGTCCGGTGGGAGAGTGACGATGCGGACGCGTAGATGGGTGATCGGGGTGACCGGGGTGCTCGTCCTGACCGGATGCGCCTCGAAGGAACGGATGATCCCGGTCGGATCGACGGTGGTCGCGGACACGACGGGCGGCAAGGGCCCCGACGTGTACTCCTACTGCGACGAGAAGGGGAACCTCCTCTACATGACCAAGGACAAGAGCGGCCCCGTCGCCGTCATCCAGGGCGGGTGCAAGCTCAAGCCGCCGGATGTGCCGGTCGCCGCCGCCGCCCCGGTGATCCCGCCGCTCGGGCGGCATTTTCTCGATCAGCCCGTGGCCCAATGTGTGATCGCCACGCCGGTCAGCCCAACCGCTGTCGCACTCACGCCCTGCCCACCGGGAGCGCCGAGTTCCCTCCCGGCGCCGACGCCGCCGGGCGTGAGTGTGACCCCGCCCGAGCCGCGTGAGCCGGTGGTGCTCCGCATCGAGGTGGTGCCCGTCGCCCCGGAGGCCCCCGCGCCCAAGGCCGCGCCGAAAGCCGCGCCGAAGAAGTCCTGCCCGTGTCCCTAGCGGCGCCCTGACCCGCGCCCGGTTGGGGCGGGGCCGCTGACGACCCCCAGATTTAGGGGTTGAGCCGGATCCTAGAGATCACCTAGAATCACGGCACCATGGTCACGCGGCACGTTCCGTACATCCCGCGCCCCGGCTACGAACTCCTCGCGTCCACGGGGCTCCGACGCTATCCGCAGTGTGTGCGCGAGCGCGTGCAGATCGTGGTGCCGCCCGCCATGCGGGCGTGGCTGCCGTTCCTCGCCCATCTCAAACTGCGGGTGCTGATGCCCGCGTTCACCGTCAACTGAACAGGAGCCCCATCATGTTGCGCGTCATCACGATCGTCTTCCTCCTCGCGACCGCCACCCTCGCCTGGGCCGACTGCGGCGTGACCACCCTCGCCACGACCGACGGGCGCATTATCAGCTGCACGACGTGCTGCCTGGGCGGATCGTGCGCCACGACCTGTACCCGATGAGTCGCGGGGATGCTGAGATGAAAGATCCCGTCTGTCGCGTCTGCGGGGCGGGGGTCAATCCGCCTGAGCGCATTCATTGGTGGTGTCGCCGCTACGCGAAGGCGAAGACCTGATGCCGACGATCGAGGTCCAGATCCGCAAGGCGAAGGACGCGCCCGCGATCCAGCGGGCGCTCGAGGATCCCGAGGTCTATGCGCTGGTCGTCATCATCGGCTCGCTCCTGCCCTTCGCCCGCCACAAGCAGGCCGCCATCCTGAACTTCGCGACAACGATGCTGGAGACGCCGTGATGCCCCGCTGCTACGACATCCCGAGCTACCGACTCGCCCTCCACTTCGGACAGGTGCGCCTCGCGCGCCTGTCGGGGTGGCGGCGTTGGCGCTGGTGGTTGCCGTGGTTCTGACCGTCCAGGCCCCCGGCCTCTACGTCATGGGGCTGGAGGACTACCTCGCCGATCCCGCCCCCGAGCCCTCGCTCAATGCCTCGCTCGCCCACCTCCTCCTGAGCCGGTCCCCGATGCACGCGCGCCTCGCGCACCCCCGCCTCAATCCCGCCCTCGTCCGCGAGACCGCCGACCACTTCGATCTCGGCACGGTCGTCCATGAACTCGTCTTGGAAGGGGCCGACCGGATCTGCGAGATCGCGGCGAAGGATTGGACGACCAAGGCCGCCAAGCGGTCCCGGGCCGACGCCCGCGCCGCCGGCCAGATCCCGCTCCTCACGTACCAGCTGCACACGGTGCGCGCCATGGCCGACGCCATCCAGTATCAGGTCGAAGACTTCCCTGAGCCCGTCCCGCTCCGCAACGGGCTGGCCGAGCGCGTCCTGCTCTGGCAGGAGGGCGCGATCTGGTGCCGGGCCCGGCTCGACTACCTCCATGTGGACTTCAGGACGGCGGAAGACCTGAAGACCACGTCCGAGAGCGCCGAGCCGGCCGCGTGGACCCGGAATCTCTTCGATCACGGCCACGACCTCCAGGCCGCGTTTCATAGCCGGGGGGTCCAGAAGGTCTGCGGCGAACTGCCGGAGTTCCGGTTCTTGGTCTGCGAGACCAAGCCGCCCTATGCGCTGAGCCTGATCGGGCTCGATCCGATGGCCCTGGATTTCGCGCATCAGCGAATGCGGGCCGCCCTGGACCTCTGGGCCCACTGTCACCACACGGGCGTCTGGCCGGGCTATCCCACCCGGCCGGTCTATGCGGAGGTGCCGCCGTGGATCCGCACCCGCTGGGAAGAGCGCCGGTTCCTCCAGCCATGATCTCGATCCGCCCGGCGAAACGCCAGAACACGCCGCTGATCATCGGGCTCGCGGGCCCGAGCAAGAGCGGCAAGAGCTACAGCGCCCTGCGGCTCGCGGTCGGCTTGGCCGGCGGGGGCCGCATCATCATGCTCAACACCGAGCCGCACGGGCACCACTACGCGGATCAGTTCCCCTACGAGACGGCCGACATCGGCTCCCCGCACCGGCTCGAGAAGTACATCGAGGCCCTCGAGGTCGTCGCCCAGGAGAAGCCCGCCGTCCTGATCTTCGACACGCTCACCCACCTCTGGGATGGGATCGGCGGGATCAAGGAGACCAAGGACGAGATCGCGCTGCGGATGGCGAAGGGCGACGAGAGCCGGATGGAGAAGATGAGCGCCCCGGCGTGGGCCCAGGTCAAGGCCGACGAAAACCACTTTATCTACAAGATGTTGGAACTCAACTGCCACATCATTCTGTGCTTCCGCGCCAAGGACAAGATGCACATCCCGAAGAAGGGCGGGGAGTGGACGGTCATCCCGATGGTGCCGATCATGTCCGACCGGATCGCCTTCGAGACCTTGTTCACCCTCACCTTCCCCGCGTATGCTCACGGCGTGCCGGATCTGGCGATCTCCGCGATGCGCGAACCCTTCGACACCATGATCCCGCCGGGCAAGCCGATCGATGAGGCGCTGGGCGCGCGACTGGCGGCGTGGGCGCGCGGGGGTTCGAGCGATCCGGTCCACGTGCTGGCGCCCCCGGTGTTCACGCATGAGCCGTACCCCGCCCCCTTCATCGCCTCGCCGCTGGCGACCGCCACGCGGGAGCAAGTGGAGGCGCTGCAACCGGCCCGGCCCGCGCGCACGCCCTTCGATGACGCGCTCGATCAGATCAACAACGTGAAGACGCCGCCCCAGCGGCTCGCCCTGATGGAGCGCCTGAAGCGGGACTGGGGCTCGTTCCTCGGCCCTGAGCAGAAGCGGCTCGCTGAGGCCAACAAGCG